TCCCATGCTTCAATTTTGACCATTTCGGCTGTGATCGTATCACCACCGTTTCCTGATGTGATCTGAACCTTAATCGGGATTGTTCCAGCAGCCGCAGAATCAGTATTGTCAGTCGCGTAATCAACAATCAATTCCGCTCCGCCCTCAGCTCTAAGCATACCTTGAATTCTCTGAGTATTAGAAGCTGTGCCAACGATCTCAAAGGTTGCCACATAGTCACCGGCCGCTCCGTTCGCAGTATCCAGAGCCATAACGCTTCCATCCTCAAAATACAGATCGACTCCAATGGCAGCGTTAGCACCAACTACTGTTCCGACCACCGTATATCTGATGGTTTTTCCCTCAGTAAACCATCCATCGGCTATTGTCAGCGAAGATCCAGTTACATCAGATGTGCCGGCACCAGCCTGAGACGTTTGGGTGTATCCTTGAGCAATAACAATAGGAATAGCACCACTTGAAGAACCGGACCCACCATAGTCAGCAAATTGGGCCGTAAAATCGGTTGATGGATCAGTAACACCAAAAGTCAATTCACTCGCATCGTCTGTTGAACCGTCTAAGACTATAGGCGTGGCGCCCTGAACGGCGGCAGTAATTGTTAGGCCGTCAGTTACGGCGTCACCTAGAGTGGAGCTACCATTATCAGTGATACCAGAGGTGAACGTTGTCGTTTCGGCGAATATTGAAGTACCCTTACTTACATTCAGAGCCTCATTAGCATTCGCGTCGATCTTGACAGCGTAGACGCTCGGAGTATCAGCGACCGTAGTATCGTCGTCAACATATAACATATAGCCATCGCTCGCGTCCTCGGCCTTCGCTGTGTCTGCGTCGATTCTGATCATAGAGCCCCCGGCTGCAATTTGACCTGTCGTATGAAGATCAATCAGACCCTGAGCGGAAACTCCAGTCCATGCACCAGAAACAACCATAGCTCTCTCAGCGAGCATGTTCGCCATTGCGATGTCAATCACGTCACCGGTTCTTGCAGCGCCAGCGTCTATGTCAATGACAGGATAATCACCGTCATGAGAGATTTTGATACCGGTTGAGTTCCCGGTACAATCTTGATTGATTTCAAGGGCGGGTTTCGCAGTCGTTCCAGCCGGATTCGTGTCATCAATCAACACACAAGCGGATGTTGCAGCTGTAGCGAGGTCTCTCGTGAAGCTAGTCGTGTGATCTTCGTCTGTATTTACAGCGATGTAACCATCATCAACGTCGATATACCCATCCGTCATCTGAAAATCACCTGCAGTGATCGTAATCATATCAGAATTAGCCAGACCGCCAACGGTGACTTCCCCGTATCTTTCAACCGTGAAGTCTTCAGCGCTTCCGTCATAGCAGCGAATATAGTCGCCAGTAAAGCCACCACCGTCAGTCACACTCAGATTAATAGCTGCACCAGTGAGACCAGCGCCAGTGTTTCCGTATGAAAAACCGTAACCGCTTGTCATCGCATTCGCTGTGATTCCGATAGTGCTTGCAGTCGTAGCAGCGTCAGTGATAGCCAGCATATAGTTTGAGGTTCTAGTCGCGCTTGACGCTAAACTAAGAAGATCAGAGGTCGTGGCCGTGTTATTCGTAAACGTAACCATATCAGATGACGCTGTATCAGTTACAGATAAAGTACCGCCGCTTAGAGTCATATCAACAGTAGCGGGGAGAGTGACAGCGGTTGCACCAGAGCCGTTTGCGCCTAAAGTGATAGCGCCCGTTGAAGTTCCACCGATTGTCACACCGCCGGCGCCGGTGCCGTCAAGTGTAATAGTCGTCGATGCCGTGGAGGCAACTAAGGCATCTTGTTTTATAGTTCCAGTGACTGAAACATCGCCGCTAAAAGTACCGTCAGTCGCGCTTATAGCACCGCTGAAAGTCCCGGTTGTAGCGCTTATCGAGCTTGAGCATGTCAAGGCGGGTGTAATTGTCACACCAGAAGCTCCGCTCTCTGCGATCTGCACGACTTCGCTTGAGTCAACGCTCAGAGCTACAATATCAGTACCGGCCGGAGCGGCTTCAAAAGCGATATTGACATCATTATCAAGTCGGATGTCGCCGGCGTCAGCAGGATCGGCCCCTATAGACAGATAATAATCACCAATAGTGAGAGCAGCCGCGCTAATCTGATCCGCGCTCATGCTCGCGTTGGTGATTGTTCCAGTGGTCGAAATATCCCAATCAGCTGAATCAATTTCAAAAGTACCATCTGACGTTATAGAAAGAACACCGTCGGAGCTACCGTCAATGATAAGATTAGCGTCATAGAATTCAAGAGTCGCGATAGATTTAATGTCATAATCTCCAGCATCACCGTCAGCGGCGAGCGCCAGCCCGGTAGCCGTGGCTGCAGAGTCCATCAGATTAGTGACAGTTCCACCGTCGTCCTCAAAGTAAATATTTGTAGTACCGCTATTTTCCTTGACGTACAGCCAACCGTAGCCGTCGCTCGGATTAGAACTTGGAGCGGATATCGCAGGAAATCTCTCGTAATTCGTAGGGTGCGGCATAAGCTCGATCTTAGAAAAACGATCCTGAAAACCAGCGAATGCTGTACCTGCACAAAGAATAAGAGCAGTAATTAAAACAGAAAGTTTTTTAAACATTTTTTATACTCCCTTCGTAAAAATTTTCCCATATATGGGTCCGAGAGAGGATCTTCTCTCTCGGACTTGTGAATCGTTTCAGGGTTTTTGAAACGATTGATTAACCGGTTATACGGCATCCCAACTCAGGGTAGATGGTGTCCCAACCATAGAGAATGTCGAGTCGGGTGATTTCCTTGAAGTTGGTGATGTCATAGTCAGACGAAATGGATACGCTCAGACCTAAGTCTGGATCCGTAGCGGTCGCCCACTGAAAAGCACTCTCAGGTTTCTGAAACGGAACTACTGTTAGTGCAAAACAGTTGGGATGAAACGCCAGATTCTGAGCCCTTACTTCACCAGACGTGGTTCCTGAAATACCCGTGACGGCTGCGCCGCTCGTGGGAATTCCGTTAACAGTCTGATACGGAAGGTATTTGCTATCTGCGCTCTCGCTGTAAATCGTGGGATACACGGCTATGTCGCCAGTTCCACCGCTCAAGGTAACATCGGCGGTTACGACGAATTTGCGAAGCTGGTTTCCCTCAAACTTCACACCGGAGACCGGGTTGACTGCGTAAACACTACCGATCGTGATAACGGTGCCGGCGGTTACTGTACCACCAGAAGTGGCACCGGTGACTGAAATCGTAGTGGCACCTTCTGAAGCTGTGCCGCTCAGGGTACCGAGGCTTGTCGCGGTACCATGGGTGTGCGCCCTTACGTTCTGGTCCTCGAAGACCATGAAGCCCTGCCACGGACCACCAGCAAAGCCGGTCTTTACGACTTTTTCAGTAATCATAGACGAAAACAGGGCCTTCATCTCACCAGTAGACATGGCGGCGATGGCTTTCGGAGACATCACACAAATTCTCGGTGACTGAGGTACCGCCTCATTCGTCAAAATCTCTTTAGCGTCTGCCAGGACCTGAAGCGTGGCCGGGGTTGTTCCCTTTGTGCCCACCCAGTTGTAAACATTCGCGTATTCACCAAGACCGTCATAGTCAACGTCATTGGCGATAGGGATCATAGCGGGATTGATGAACCTCTCGCTCAGTCTGTCAATGGAATAGGTCATATCCGAGACCAAGAAATCAAGCGGCACCACTTTATGAGTATCAACAGTTACCGTAGTGTTGCGCTCTACGATGTCAACGTGAGAAATAGACGGACCACTCTGTGTTCTGTATTTGTTGGGCTTTCGGATTCGGACGGAGTTACCTTTTTTGTAACCGTTCGGAGAATCGGCAAGCTCAGAATCATAGCCCATGTAAACGTTTCCGGGTTTGGCCATAACGAGATTGTTCTTGAGGTCAAAAAGTGCCCTCTCGGCAATCATGTCATGGGTTAAAAAAGAATCAGCCATTTTGTTACTCCTTTCATATAGAGAAGATCACGCCAGGCCGTGTTTTGCTTTCAGCTTTGCTTCTCTGTCAGCATCCCATTTCGCAAAACGCTCTTTCTGAGACATTTGTGATATGTCCTTAACGGGTGTAACTGTTCCGCTCGCGTTCAGCGTCGGCACTGGTGTTTCTTCTGGAATTTTCTTTTTGGGTTTTGTTCCTTTTACCTTCTCAATTCGAGCCTCGATTTTCCCAATCTCTTTGATCTGTTGACTCTTTGACAGCGAAGCGATCCTATTTGATGCCGCTGGGTTCTTGCCCAGCACATAGAGGATGTCCTCGAGGTGTTCGCCTTTCGCGGCGTCAAACATTTCCTGTGTGACATTGTGAGTTTGAGACAGCGCAACCTCGTCGAAGTCTTCATATTTTTCGCGACCAGTGTCGAGCTGCTCATTTATGGCTTTAAGTTCCTGCTCCTTCTGCGTCTCCTGTTGCTTTTTTGTCTCGCCTTCTCGCTCTTGCCTGAGAATTTCGAGATTCTGAGCGTTCAGGGCCTTCAGGTAAGCCTCGTCACTTTCAAAGTCATCCCTGGAAAGTTGAGCCGGAGTGTCGTCAGTCTTTTGACCGGACTTTTCGACTTGGCTCAGCCGACCGCGCAAATAGATATTATCTCTTTCGAGATCTCTCATTTTCTTGGTCAGCGTGTCGATCCGTTTTTGAACCTTGTTTGTCTTTGGTTTAGGATCTGCGTCAGGATCTTCCGCGTCTTCTTTTCCGCTGGGGTCTTCGCCCTCAGTATCTTTGCCCGCTGGGTCGTCAACGGTACCGTCTTCATGTTTTTCGTTATCCTCGGGTTCTTCTTCCAAGGCGCCTTCAATGAAATCCATCTTGATTTCGTCTTCTTTTGGCATGATGCTCTCCCTTCATGTATTTATTGCCTGGTGTAGCGCACCAGTACGCTTAAACTGAAAGCGGGCACAAAAAAGGGCACACAGGGGTGGAGGCAGCCCCCGCGTGCCCTGTCTGTCTTGCGTCCCTGGGATGTACAGTCCCGTGAGAACCCGCTAAATTTTTATTTTATTAATTTCTCAAGTGAGTGAACCAGTCCCTCCGCAGCTTCAGAGAGTTCGCTGTCAGTGACGTACCTGCAATTTGCAATCTCTACTAATCGGCCGATGAGCAAGTGAACCATTTCGTGCTTTGCCGTTCGCTCTATCCAGTCTTTTTCAATGTCAGACTCGTCAAGAACTGTGTTAAACTTGATTGTCACTGTCTTTTCAGTAAGATCAATGTCTATAGTAGCGTAAGCATCGCTCAGGCGTTCACGTCTATAGTAAATGTTCCAGTCTAATAGACCGAACTTATCTCGAAAACGCTCACAATGCTTGATAAAACTATAAAATTGAGCCTTTGTAGTCTTTATGGTTATTCTCCGTTAAGCATCTGAAGCGCAGCCTGGACACCCATTTCAACGGCGGCGCGAACTTTTTGATTCCCCTGCTCGCCCTTTTCCGCGATATCTAACTGCTTTTCTTGTAGATCAAGCTGTTTCCCGGCGTTCATCAGCTTTTTGTTTTCAACGTCGAGCTGGTCCTTTATCTGATCGGCACTCGGTGGCTCCTGCTCGATTTCCTCTCCTTCTTCTGCGGTAATGTGTGGCGGCATCGCCCTGCGAATTCTCTCAGAGAGCTTATCGGAATCGTGGATACCAAAGCTATTGACAATCAGGTCAGCCCCAACTTGCCCCACGAGCGGGACAAATCTGGCGAGTTGTATGCTCTTATCAGCGAATTCCATCCTCTGGGTCTCATAATAAGGACCCACACTAACGACGACACCGTATTGACCGAGCGTAATGTCATTCACTATGACTTCTTCCCCGGTCTTGATGTCAGTCTCGACCTGGTTGATCGTGACGAGCTTATCAACGCCATCAGCGCCAAGTATTACCTCTTGGCGCTCCTTTGTGTAAGTGCGCGGTATCATGTCGAGCAGTATTTCATACATATATCTAGCAGATCTCACCCTGTTGTCAGTATACGCAAAATTAGCTATATTACTCTGTGACTTTCGGGCATTTATCGCAAGGCCGCTCGTTTCGTTGCTGCGGGCCCCACGTGTTGCGTCGAAAATGGAAGTTGTACTTTTGATGTCGTCAACGGCCGCAAGTGCTTGTTGGATGTTACCGCTCGAAGCCTGGGGAGGCGCAGGAAATTGTGGGGCAGCCTGCCCTTGTACGTGATTATAAACACCAACACGACTGTTAGACTCAATCGACCAGCTGTCCTCATGGTCTTCGAGCTGTTCTGGGGTCATCACAACAGTTGGAACTTTCGCCATTGCAACGCGCTCGATCTCTGCATTGCGCTCATAATTGTAGAGCCTCTGGGGACCCTTTGCATTTCTGATCTGGCCACGAATGAAGTCCCTGCCTTCGATATGAGTTTGCTTTCCGTACATTGGAACTATGGGAATATAGCGACCCTTCCACTTATTTGGGCCGCTCAGCACTTGACCGCCATCCACAATATACTGTATGACATCGTGACCAGGAACTGTGTGCTCACTCTTGATAGTCGGGCATTCATTGATCACGACCATGGTTTCCTGAAACTCCGCAGGAACGTCTTCCTCTTTATCCGCGTATTGAATCATTTCCTCACTATCTTTGTAGACGATCTTTTCTTTGGCTTTCAGCTCATCTTTGATTTTGTCCCAATCCTCCTTGAGCACGACTCGCAGATCGCTTAGAAGATAATACGTCTTATTTTTCGGAACCTTAACCCAATACTCCGCAACGCGAATAGTCTTCTCACCGTACCACCAGCGCTTTAGCTTGTCGCCAACGCCGCTGATTGGCCAGTTGACCGGAGTATGCCCTGGGTATCGCTTTTTGTATTCAGTTTCGCTGATGTCTTCAACGACAAAAGCGAACCGACCATCACGCTTATCCCATTCCTCGGCTGACGGGTCGAAATACGCAGCAAATTGATTCTTCATTCGCTTGATTCTGAGCCGCTTATTGAATACGTCCCCGTCACAGTATTCCTCGACTATGCGAAGACAACCGTAACCGCAATCAACCATCTGCTCTGTTGCTGTGTCAATCGCTATATCAGCTGCGGACTGAACTTCTATGTTTCTGATCAGACCTTCAATGATGTCCGCGAGTTTCTTAGTGGCCGGTTTATTGGTGGGGAGTATTTTGGCGCTGATCTTGTTCTGCTTCAGCTCACCCATAGTGAGGTCGATCTGGCCCGGGACCAAGTTGATGATCTCGCATGGCCTACCGGCTCTCTCGCGCCTCTTTTTTAACTTGGCGGGCCAGTGGCCGAGGCCTACCTTGAATCGAAGATCATCGACCATCTCAGATCTATTCAGACTCTCAGTCGTGGCGCACCAGTTTAATCTCTCGCGGGCCTCTTGCAATAGCTCTCGATCTTTTTCGCTCGGAAAGTTATTTTTCACTGGCAAAATCCTCTAACTGCTCTTTGGTCATTGACTTCCACATTGATTTAGCTGCACCTTTCAGTTTCTTGACGCTGATCTTTCCTTTGATGGCCGCCAGGGCCATAGATGCTGCTTTTCTTTGCGCTTCGCTCTTTGCTGGCATAATTATTTAGATTCTTTCAGCTTTTTTGCAGTTTCATCGCGGAATTTCTTCAGCTCATCGGGCTTCATCTTCTGCCACATACGCATAGCGGTACCGCGTAGACCAATATCTCCGCCCTCTCGCGCATATGGGGATTTTCCGCTTCGTTGAAAGTACGCTGCCCGATTTGCAGCCTCTAAATTCGCCTTTGTCATCGCTGGTTTGTAGGGCATGTTATACTCCTTTATGTCTTCCAGGCTCAGACCTGGATTTTAATTTGATAACAACCGAGTGACCGGTTGAAAGTGTGCTTTCGTTATAACTGATAAAAGGTTTCACTCTCGCGTCGATATTCTCGATATGAGCTTTACCTTGCGTTGGCATAGCATTAGTTGGAAATAAAAATGAACTAATATTTCCGAAATTAACATTTCTTAAAACTTTACCGCTTGCTCCGGTGCCAGCGAGACAGATACCGCTTTCGATATACTCTAAACTCCATATATCTGACTCGCTATAAAGCGTGCCTAAACTAGACCACGTTGCACCATAGTCAATGCTGCGTAAGATCTTACCGTCTGGTGATGTACCAGCAAATACAATACCGCTGCCAACATGAGTAAAGCATCTTATATAATCTTGAGCAAACTGTCTTCCAAGATCAGACCACGTTGCACCATAGTCAATGCTGCGTAAGATCTTACCGCTTGTTCCGGTGCCGGCGAGACAGATACCGTTTCCAAGATAGATAAGCGACAATATTCTTGTCTCACTAGCCTGTTGACCGAGATCGGACCAGTTTGCACCAGCGTCTGTGCTTCTGAATATTTTGCCGGTGCTGCTAGTTCCAGCTATTGCGATATTGCTTTCCAGATATTCTATCGAGTAAACATAAGTTTCGGTAGCAAGTCTTTGAACCCCCCCCCACGTTTCACCATAATCAGTGCTGCGAATTATCTCTCCATTATTATACAATCCAGCTAAGACAACACCGCTACCGCAATACGCAAGTGAATATACATATAAATCACTTCTTTGTCTTCCTAGGTCAATCCAGTTTGCTCCATAATCAGTGCTGCGAATTATATGAGCTTGCGAGCCAAGACCTGCAAGACAGATACCGTTTTCAAGATAAAGAACACAATTTATAAATGCCTGAGATGCTTGTTGACCAAGATCAAGCCACGTTTTTCCATAGTCAGTGCTGCGAATTATTTTACCACCAGCCGCTGTTCCCGCAATTATTACACCGCTATCGCAATTTGCAAACGATAATATTCTTGTCTCACTTGCTTGCTGCCCTAAATCTGACCATATATCAATTCCATTTCTCATTACGAGCTTATCGCCGTCAGTGTCACCGCAAGAGAAAGAGATCCAGTCAACGTCTATACCGTTTTCGCTTCCGGGAAACGTGTCTAGCCAGCTCCAGTCTGCGTCAATAATCGATCACGGGTTTAATCGGTGCATCGTAATAGACGATCTGAGCTGGTCCCTGGGTTTTCTGTGCTTGCTTCGGGAATAGCGCAGGCCCAGTGTCAGAAGCTTCTTTGATAACGCAGATATCACCGTCAGCGTCACCGCTTGAATACGCTATAAAATCAACCATGATCCCGTTGATCGCGCCCGGAAACAGATCAATCCACGTCCAGTCGCTATCCATTGCAGTGATCTCGATGGTTTTATCGTCATGATTCACATTATTAGCCATTAGTTCTTACTCCTTTTCTTTTGTGACAGGCGACGCTTCAGCTCGTCACAATATGAAATTATAGTTTCAAAATTCGCTTTCACTGGATCTTTTCCATTGATAGCGTCATTGATCGCTTGAGCAAGCTGCTTAACTCGATCTTCTTTGTACACCTTTTCGCTTGGTATTCCCATTATTTTCCTCGATTGCATATTAAACAATATAGATCAGCGTAAATAAACTTGATATAAAGCTCAAGAATGCTGACGATAATCGAGACAACAGCGATCTTAATCTGGATCACTAGTCTTGAGCTCTCTGGCAATCTTCTCAACTTTTTCTTTGTCGCTGGGAGCGTAACCCCACATAAGCATACCGTCTTCCCGGAAGCCGATTACGACCGGCCGATCTTTTTTGAAGACTTTAGCGTCCTTCAAATAGATGCCGTTCCAGTCAATGCGAAGTTTTTGAACGCCGGCGTCACTTGCAACCCTTTCTGTATTTTGCTTGTTGATTGCTTGGTCGACGCTGCCGGCGCTCAAGCTGTCTAAGAAATAATGATTAAACGCAGATCCAGCGATAAAAAAAACACCCGCCAGAACTATCACGTCAAGAATATTAATTTTCTTTTTCATGCCCCAGCCTCCTATAAGAAAAGTAAGAAAAGTTTGTAAATTTTTTCATAAATTTGGCAAATCATTAAAAAAATTTTCTTTTTCATGCCCCAGCCTCCTATAAGAATAATTTATAACATCTTTCATATATTTTGCACAGCACCAGTGCGATATTCTTCGAGATCCCCATATCGCGCAGTCTGCAAAAAATGTGTAGTGGATTGAATCTATGCCTCAATCCGTTTCTGTAAGTGAGCTTAGTAGACATAAAACATAGCTCCCGCATTTCCTATATTATAACACAAATTTTTAGAAAAGTCAAGCGTTCATTCCCCTACCGCCAAGTTGTTGAAATATCGTTAATATCCCCGATAGATGGCAATTTTACCGAGACCGATGCTTAAATTTGGCCCACGGCCCCGATGCCAAATCGGGACCCAACAGTGGATCCAGAATTGGCACGGCCAGACGCTTCGATACTGATACGTCCAGCGCGGTGACGGCTCACAATACGGTCGCTTCAGCGCTCGCAGACCCCTATAAATGCCCCCGAAGTCGATCCAAATGTCGGGTTTTATTATTCTCATTGTATCGTTGCCACTATCGCATCCAGGCCTGCGGGTGCCTGTAGATCTTTTTCTTCTTCGGCTTTATCTTCTTCTGCGTGAGCTGCCTTCCCTCCCCCTCGCCCAAGAGGGCGTACTCTGCCGCATCGATGACGTCAGAGTATTTGTTCTTTGAAGGCATCGGCTTCTCATTGTCTTTGACCTTCTTCATGAAGTAGCCACCCATGAGGCCACGCCTACCAACCTTCACCCTTGGGCAGATCACGAGCCCTGGCTTACCGTCTATCATGCGAGTGAGCGGGGCCGACATGCTCTCTCTACGCAGCTGCGGGTCCTGTGATGGGGCTGCCTTCGCGGGAATATCCATAGCGTTGAGAATCGCAAAGCAAGTGCTCTTATCTGTCTGAGCTTCAGACGAGCCAGATGGGTCTCCCCAGATCTTACTCATAATCTCGACTTGATGACCCTGCGCGAGCAAATTGTTGATATATGGAGCGAGCTTGTTCTCGCCAAACTCTTTGACGCTGTAGTGTTCAGTCGTGATTTCGTCAAACCAGATCCACTGACCGTCCGGTTGCTTCTGCAAGAACGCTGCAGCGGGAGTAAGACCAAAGTCAAGTCCCACAGCGATTGGCATCGTCTTTATCGGATCCACATTTTCTTCGAGACAATGAACGCTGTCAATGTACTCGGGATGCACCGGGTCGCCGTCTCTGACAAACCCGTACTGAGCGCAGTAGTACACCCGTACATAGTCTTTAGCTTTACCGGAAGCTCGCTTGATATAATAGTCAATGCCCTCGGCGAGGTTTCTAATATTCTCAGCTTCCGGATTTGGATAAAATTTCCCATCAATCTCAATTAGGCCTCCGGGTTGTCTGAAGAATTGCCAATATCTTGGGTCGACAGGCTCGCCGTTAAACTCCCCAAGCGCTTCCATTTGATACATCCACGAGTCTTCGTCATCGTCGGGCATATTCGAGTCAATCATCACGCCAGACCAGGTGCAACCGCCGTCACGCTTTGGTGGAAACTGCCCGACACGATCACCGAGCGCGTCGATCAGTGATTTTGGAGTATTTCTCCCCTCGTTCACCCACGCAAAAGTCAGCTCAAGCGATAACAGGTTGTCAATGTGATCCGGTCGCTCAAGCGGACAGAAGATTACCTCCATATCAAGGTTATCTATCTTGATTTGGTGAATCAAATCCCCCCATTTGAAGCCGCCGAGCTTTACCCAGTCTAGCCAAGTTTTTATCGTAGTACTCTTGAGCTGTCTGTACGTATCACGAACGATAGCGATCCTGGTGCGCCTCAGACCGGCAGTGTCTACGATCTGCTCGTTGGCCCTGCGCCATATCTCGTTTGTGCAGGCAACAGACTTACCGCTCCTGACTGGCCCCAGCAATATTCGGTAAAAAGCATCGCTGAGGTGAAATAATCTTGGGGTCGGCTCAACCCGGTAGTCCAGTATCATTTTGGATTCTTCTTTATGTGATCAACGGCACAGTCGAGACAGACAGGCTTTTGAAGCGTGATGACTTGGCCGTCTGGATACGTGAGTTTCGTCGCGGCACCTTTACGACCACACTTGACACATATCGCGTCCATATTGATCTCAATTTTCAATGATTTTCTCGCTGTTTGACTTATTTCTACTTTTTATCGTCCTCCGGCTTCTCCATGATCCAGTTGATACCAAAATTTCCAGTAGGGGTAATATCAACATTTTTAGAGTCTTTCCAGTTCTCAGAGTCTCTATTAAGCGTCCAGAACTTAATAGCTGAGACATCTGCTGGCATTTTCTTTGACACGACCTTTGTTACTACGATATCCTCTTGCCCGGTCTCTTTGTCAACTATCCTCTCCTTGGTGGTCTCCGTATAACGATAGCCGGTAGCCCTCTTAGCCAGTGATGCCTTGATCTTTCGGTTGAGATATATATCTCTCCCGCGTTCAATACTGTCTAGAAATTCTTTATGATCTCGCATCCACTGATAAATAGTCTCCCTTGACTTAACTTTAAATAATTTACATAACTTAGCAATAGATAAGTTACTTTCACTTACTATAAGTTCAGCTTGCCGAGCGAAATCTGGGTCGTATTTTGTTTTTCTTCCTCTCTTTGGTTTTGTCTGTTTTTTAGTCATTTGAAACGCCCTATCAAAATGGTACATCCTCATCTGGAATCTGCGGCGCTTGCTTTGCCTGGCGCTCTGGCTCAGTCGCAGTGTCGCCTTTTTTCCGATTCCCAAGCATCTGCATAGAAGACGCAATTATTTCTGTGATGTAGCGCTTAATTCCGTCTTTGTCTTCCCAGTCACGAGTTTGTAGTCTGCCCTCTATGTAAACGAGAGAGCCCTTGTTAAGATATTCACCACAGACTTCAGCGAGTCTACCCCATGCGACACATTTTATCCACTCAACCCCTTCTTTTTCTTTTGTTTTCCAGCCACATGCAAGACTAATACTTGCCACCGCTGTGCCATTCGGGGTATATTTAATCTCCGGGTCTTTTCCAAGTCTGCCTATGAACTGACACCGATTTAAATCATTAGCCATTTTCGCCTCCTATTCCGAAAATGTAGTATATCCGGTTATTTTATCCTGTGTGAATTTCAATTCATTGAGTGCAGCAATTTCCTCTGCCTCAAATTCAGTTAGAGGGCTCCCGACATGTGCTTCCCCGTGAATCCCAAGAATATTCAACACATCGCGCTCAATTTCCTTCAGTTTGTCTCCCATTTTATTGTCCTCCACTTGAATGATGTTTTTTCACTTTCTGGTACAGCATGCGAAGCCGATCAGTGAATATCTGGCCCGATGGCGCCATGTGATAAGGTCTGCCGCTGGCGTTTGTGACCCGATCCCCGTAGATCATGCGTCTTATTGCTTTGGCCTTTTCACCTCTCATTCGTTATCACTCTCGAATTTAGCCTCGCCCCTGCTTGAGTTTCGCTGTCTGTCTAGTCTGGTTTGTCCGGGCCTCATCCTGCTTTGCTCCATGACTCGCTTTCCATCCGAACCCTTCAAAACAACGTTTTTGTTTGTGTAGCCTCTGCGAGTATAGGAGTTTCTTCTGCCAAAGTATACAAGACATGCTCCAAGCTGTTTTTTCATCTCAGTAAGGCAGTGGATACACCCAGGCGCCGGCTCGTCCACACCCTGAATAAGCTCGATTTCTCTGCCACATTTTTGACATTTCCATTGGTAAATTGGAATGTTAGCCACCTCCCCAATAAGGAATTTTTAAAAAGTGGGGGGTTTAACCTGTGGCCCCCCCCCGAAGGGACCTTGCCTCGCCCAGCCTGGCCTTGCCCAGCCTAACAACCTTATTATAACACAAATTTTTAGAAAAGTCAAGTTTTTTGTGTCCTCGCAACTAATATGTTGTTTTTTATACAAAAATTGATAATCCTAGGTTCCCACCGTCCCGTCTTAGCGAGTTTCCGCCAACCCCAGGCTTGCAAAACAGTATTCGGGACGCTCAACCACACCCTCGAATTTTCATGCCCCATCAACTTTTTCACACGCTTTGACATATTCGATCCGTCAGTCGTTTGGATACCGCAGATTTTACCGCGACCAACCGAAATGATGTCCAGTATCCCCAAAAAGTCTTTTCTTACTCTGGCCCTGGGAATCCAGCGCTCAACCACGTCAGCCGTATATCCCTGCTCTCTCAGGCGCTTCAACGTTCTTGAAGTTGGTGAACTCATAGAGTGCTCTCAAGAACCCGGGTTATCCATCGGGCTTCGCGACCAAGCGCCCTGATACACTTCACACAATTAACCTCTCTAGAGAATTCTGTGCGTTTTAGCTTTTCGTGTAGTACGCGATTACACATGGTCGTGTTGCCGCTGCCTTTATAGTAATGAATTTTTTTCGGCTCAGACATTTTTCTTTCCTTTCATTGAAACATTTTTATCTGTCTTGCCTCTGGCTCTATCCGGGCCTTGGCAATCTCGCAGTATTCCTCTGAAATTTCTATGCCTATCCAGCGGCGGTTAAGGCGTTCACAGGCTACTGCAGTTGTGCCTGAGCCGAGGAAAGGGTCTAAAACTATGTCTCCCCGATTAGAATGTATCTCTATAATTTTATTCATCAACTTAATTGGTTTTACTGTTGGATGCTGGTCTTTTCTAGGAATGATTTTCCCTATTTGCCATACATTTGGAGTATTGTTACCTCCATTCCATCTATGGGCAGGTTGACCATTTTGAGCAATCAAGATAAATTCGTAATTCCTTCGGTAATGCATCCCCATTCCAAGACCGCCTTTATCCCAAACTACCGCTTGTTTAAATCCAATTATTTCATCCATCCATAAAGTCCATTTAGCAAATAACGGTTTGGGGCCACCACCACCACAACAACAACAACAACATGCTCCCCCTTTTAGGAGTTTATGTTTCGCTATTTTTAACATTTGCTTAAATTGTTCATGTGCTTCCTCTCCGTCATTACAGATCGGCCTAACTCCTAAATTCTCAATTTTACCCCCAAAGATGGCCTCCCACCGGGAGGCCAAGTCACCATCATTGTAATTCAAACCATAAGGAGGATCGGTCACTATTAAATCAAATTTTTTATTCAGCTGTGGCATAATCTCCAAACAGTCCCCACAATAGAGCTTACCTAGATTTGTCTCGTAGTATGGCTTTATCATGATATTCTCCCCTTAATTTTTCCGTTTTTCACGTCCAGCCAATCGCCGTATCCGAGCGGCATCCTTATTCTAACATTAAATCCGGCCAATGTCAAGCGATGCGCAAGCACACATGCCGATTTCTGTCCGCAATAATTTTCGTCTTTGTCGGCAAAAATTATAATATTGCTCACTTTCGGCTCAGCCGGGGGCATCCAGGACTCAAGCATCGTAGCGTTTACCGCCGACCAGGTCGGAATTTTGGATAACTCAAACGCCGCGATCGCACTTTCTATTCCCTCTGCCACGGCCAATGTATCTGGAAATGACGGCACCAGTCTAATGCCGCACCCGCCTAGAGTGCGCGTTCCCTTCATCAACTTCCTTGGGGCGTCTATATCGGCCTTCTTTCCATCGGGTGTTAAATATGTTCGATGAATCGTCACAGGTTTTCCGTCGCTTCCATCAACCCTCGCGACCATAGCCGGCATCTCGGTTTTCGTCTCAGATTCGTATAATTTTTGATGAAATCTTATATTAGTGGGAAGAAAATCCAGGGACAGCCCCCTGCTTCGTAAATATTTGCATACAATATCATCCCCGGTTAAAATCTCTGATTCCTGCCAAATTTTATTGAGAAGTTTGCGGTGATCGTAGTTGTTAGATTTTCTCAATAGCTTCAAAAAATCCGGAGGCCTTGCCGGTTTTAATTAAGAGGCTAAAGCCATCCCCTGCACCGCATTGTTGACAATACCATCCCCCGTGGCCGTCCTTGTTGTCAAAACGAAAACGGTGATTGTTTCTTCCTGGCCCACAAATCGGGCAGCCAGAAGTTTCTTTCGGGTTATCGGAAACCTCAATTCCATAGTGCGCCAAGATTTGCCGCCAGCGCCCCTGGGCTTTTGCTTTCAGTAGCTCAAGATCCTTCCCTGCCATATGCTCGCACCTCCCGTCCACAGCCCTCGCGTGGTGGATATTCATATTTTTCGTTATAATGTTGTCCAAGACACCATTTGTAAATTACACTCGCGCTAACTCCGTGAGCCCTCGCGGCTTCCCTGAGGGTATCGTAATCTATCCCGTCAATCACCCAGACCATTTTTAATTTTTTGGTTAGCAGAATCCCCTTGGTTCTCTCAGCATCCAGTCCTACTGTATCACAGACACCAATAAACGAGTTAATGCCGTAGTTTCTGGGATTTGCTATCCATCGTTCAGCATCCAAATAGTCAGCACTTAAACCAGCGGCCAAGTCGAGAACAGCTTGACACAACACACTGTTCCACAATCGTATATTTGGATCGCCTTCGATTTGCTTAATCTCGAAAATTGATGACAATCCGTGCCTTATCTCACTTAATTTCATGATCCCGAGTATACCAAATCCAGTTTTTCTTGTCAAGTGTTTTTTTGGTTGGCGGCCATTTTCCCTATATGCGTTACTTATATATTACATTAGTTACCTTATGGGTGTATAACAAGAGAACATAGAACTAGAAGAAGAAGTAGAAGTAGAAGTAGAGAAAAAAAGCATGTTTTAAAAAAGTAACTTCGTACTCACTTCGAAGTTACTTCGTACTTTTACTTAAGCTTTTTCTCGTAAAGTTATCGCATATATCTTTGAATTTCGGGCAATTAATGAAATACATGCCATTGCAATACTCAACAAAAAATTTCCCTTTTTTCGTAATAAAATTAAAAATTTTTCTCAGTTTTTTGTTGGAAATCTGAAAGTTTTTTGCCAAAAACTTGACAGAAAACTGAGATTTTCCTGGAAAATTTATGTCAAATTCTGCCGCCATTAACGATAGCGTTCCGAAGAAAACAAGGTATCCGTCGCCCCCGAAATTTTCGATTAGTTCAAAAATAAATGGGTCGCTCAATGAGTCCGACATATGCTTAAACCATTTCATACTCGGTCCCCCAATAGGATAAAAAAACGCGGTAGTAACCAGCCCATAAACAGGCCGTGGGTCGTTGCCGGATCCCGCCTACCGCGCGTTTATTAATTATTTCTTCCATTATAACACAAATTTTTAGAAAAGTCAATGAAATATGTGCCTTTTTTTCTGGCGTGTGCTTGTTTTATATTTAAATGCGTGATAAAACTAATAAATTTATGGTCCGGTTCCTCCTTTCTATCAGACATTCCTCGTGGCCACACGCCAAAACGTTTTCGGTATGTGTGGGCGATCCATCCGCGTTTATATCCCTTACGTTTAGCGTATACCCGGGCCATCGCGTAGAAATTTTGTTTTTCCTCTTTGGTCGCTTTCTTTTTTTGTTTCTCTTTTCCCTTTACCCTGACAAGGTCGTCGTCAGTCGTTTCGATCAGTTTACCATAATTTCTGACTTCAGCTCCGCAGCGAGGACATTTGGACCCCTCAAAGACGAACATGCAGTTTTTACAAGTCATGAGCTTTTTCTCTTTTTCACGTTTTTTCTTCTTTGACCACGCCAGCTCTTTGTCGTCGAGAGTCCACTCGACCGGATCATCAACAAACCCGTGGGCATCTACGCAGCCCGAGTGATCAATCAAAATACAATCTTCTTTGTACGGGTATGGTCTCAGACCACGACCAGCCATTTGAAAGTAAAAAGCGAAAGATCGGGTCGGGCGAGCAATCACGATACATGACACCCATGGGAAGTCCGTTCCCTCTGTTGCAATCCCCACGTTGGTCATGACCTGCACGTCACCGTCCCTGAATCTTCGATAAATATCCTGGCGAACATCAGTCGGGGTTCGTGCGTCAACATGCTCGATAGAAACTCCGCAGCGCTCGAATTCTTGTTTGATTGCTAGACTATGCTTGACGTTGACACAGAATATCAGCGTCGGTCGCTCTGGCGCGATTCTAAACCATTGAGTGTAAACATCACCAACAAGTTTTGGTTTATTCATCGCCTCACCGAGTTCCTTTTTTGCATAGTCATTCATTTTAATGGGGATCTTGGATAGGTCTGGCGCGTCAGGCGCATAGTAGACCATTGGAACTAAATATCCTTGCTCTGTCAGTTCTCTCACGTCTGCGCTCGATACTATTCTATCGTAGACACGACCGAGTCCACGACCATCAGCCCTACATGGAGTTGCAGTTAGACCGAGAATGACAGCCTTCTTTTTGTAGATTTCGAGCACACTCATATAGGTCGAACATACACTTGAATGGGCTTCGTCTACGATCACGATCTGAGCGTTATGAACCCAAAAATTAGACTCAGGGTCGTCGAGCTTTGCGCGTCTGTGATAGGTCTGAATCGTCGCGATCATGATTCGCCTTGAGAAGTCTGTCTCTTCTCCGGCCATAATAAGGCCAACTTCGTCACCGATACCGAAGCTGATGAAGCGATCTCGACATTGATAAACTAGATCACGCTTATTAACAAGAAACAGAACATTGTTTCCTTTATTGATCGCGGCGCGAGCTACCTCGGCAGCCTCAATTGTTTTTCCTGCCCCCGTTGGAGCTTGCAGAATGATTTTTCGATTTCCTGTCTTGATAGCGTGTCGAGCTGCGCCTAAATGATCATTTTGATATTTTCTCAATTCCATTTAAATATACATTGCCTCAACCTATCTATTATTATATCACAATTTTCCTTTTCGTATTCGATGCCAATGGCATGTCTGCCAGATTCGGCAGCCTCTATTAATGTTGTTCCAGTTCCAGCATATGGATCAAGTACGATATTTCCCTGTTTAGTCATATATTTTATTGCCCTGTGTGCGATTGGCCTCGGAGTGTATCCAAAATGACCGAATGTTTTTTCTCTGAAAAAATATCCCTCACCCTTTAACCTTATATTTTCCCAAAGATTCGGGGGTGCGTGAAAAGGGTGACCATGTGAGTACAAAATATCAAATTTGTCAGTCCAATGAAATTTGTTGCACAATGGGCCCTGCACACCACGTTTTACAATAACTAATTGCCCTTTTGGTAGAAAATTCAGAAATTCTATTAAATATTTTTTTGGTATATGTGTTATCCATTTATCGCATAAATCAGTTATAATTTCATATGTTTTAGAAATCCTTTCGATATATTCTTGTTTTGGTAAATTATCTTTACCTGGGCCATATTTTTTATTCGCGTTATATGGTGGATCAGTATATACAAAATCTACTGAATCTATTTCTTTGAGTATTTTTAAGTTGTCACCATGATAAAGTGTGACAAAATCCGTTTGGTAATATGGTTTCATAAAAATCATTATACACAATCCAAACCCAAAAGTCAAGCAAAATGTTCAAAATCACAAAATTGTGTTCAAAAATACTATTATTGTGATTTTTATTGCACACTTTTACCATGTTCATTTTTCGTGAACGATTAAATAAAATGTACGTATTGGTACAAACATATTGTAATTGTTGATACAATTAAATAAAAATATATTTTTCTTGATTTCGGCATAGATCTCGCATATACTAACAATCATGATCAACACGAACACAAGGAGATGTAAAATGACAGCAAAAGAAATGAGCAATATAATTGGCAAAACAGGAATGTTTCATGAAAATGGTTTAAAGTTCAGGGTTAAGATTAATGACGTAAGAACTTCATACGGAAGGATTCATTATCTGATTAGCCCCGTTTGTGGCGACGGCGAAAAGTGGGTTGATTTTAGCAGGGTAATGACAATATCATGATCAACACAAACACAAGGAGAAGGGAAATAAAAACATATAAGTTATCACTATATGGAAGAAAATTAACCTGGGAGACATGGAAAACAATTGGCGGCTGCGGGATCCCAAACTGTACAAGTGCTTATCATTCATTAGGGCCGCAATCAAAATGGGAAAATATTATGCTCGGAGACATAGAAGATGCTTGTCCTTTTACCGGGAGATCATTAGCGAGGTTTGCAATAGAGCGTTTAAAATTGAATGAATTAGTTGATATTATAGGATAAACACAAACACAAGGAGAAGGGAAATGGAAAATTTGTTTATACCTGGACTTTTAATGATAGTTATAGGCGTTATAACGGTCATATATCAAATCATCAATTACGTGGCCACCGGATATTGGATGACAATTAAACTTGCTGATGGAGTTTATAGGTGTCTTCAGTGGATCGACAGTACGTTGGCCCGCGACCTTGTACTCTGGATAATAAAT